TCGTTACTTTTTTTAAGTAGATTCTGATGCATAGTGATTTCTACATTGATACTGCCAATAGACTTGTCTAAATGTTCAATCCGTGTTGTTTGATGAAATTTATTTCTCTTTTCAAATGTACACCAAGTTACTGCATTCTTCAACGAGTTAAATGTCTTGGTAGTATAGCTACTGCGAATTCTGACTATAAAGGTGTTATTTTTTGTTTCATTAATTATGTAACGGTCAAAAAGTTCGTATGAACCATCATCATTTTTAAAGATGGCTATGTTACCTACCGATTGTATAAACTCATTGGTTAAGAACTTTGTAACTTTGTCTATAATTTTATTCGTTGTCATAATGTACCGTAAAATAAATATTTCTGAGTTCCGGAGACGAATCTAAAAACAATGGTAACTTATTCCATTCAGTGCCGCATAAAATCATCGGGACGCCATCACAATCACTGTACAACGATCCCAATTCAGATATCCCATCATCAAACACACTGGGATGTTGTATCATAAAATCAAAGGTCCAGCAAGGATAGGTTTCATCTTCTGCTTGTTGATATAGAAACCCAAAATTATCAAACTCATCAAATCGTATTTGTATTCTCTTAGGAGCGGCAACTACCTCAGGCTGTGATCTTAGGGATATAGCCTGAACCACAGTGTCAAAATTGCATTGCGTATTTCTTTTATACAGCCATGATTCATCATCTGCTATCGGACGTGAACGATTCATTACTTTGGTCTGTGTGATGTCGAACATCGTATAGCATTGAATATTGAAACTCATACTACTATTTATTGAGGTAAAAAAACCCGAGAATAAATCTCGGGCTGGTGTATCAAAAACTAATCAATTAGTTTGTGAATGTAGCTGTTGCTGCTGTAGTAACAGCATAATTTAAGCCTGTAGCTGCGGTCAATGCAACATCAAGGGCACCGCCGTTAGTGAAGTCCCAAGCACCGACTGGATAAATAGCAACTGCTAACGTGTCAGTATTGTCGCCAACTTCAGTATACTCGTACATCATAATTGTAGCTAATTGCTCTATGATCTGGAAAGTTTTTGCTAAGTCAGAACCTGATGGTGTAGCTGCACCAGTGAAGGTGATTGTTCCGAATGCTAATTTAGGACCAGCTGGCTGAACTGTTGCTGCTGATTCAATTGCGTTAACACCTGCGTTGGTATATGCTGGTGAGTCATAGTTGATTAGTGGTAGAAAGTCGCCATTAACTCTTGTAAATTGTGCCATTTTAAAAATTCCTTTAAGTTTGTGAGCGTATAGCTCTACACTTATTTATGCCAGGAGTAAAAAATACTGGTTTTGCGGCGGGATTTTGGTCATCTACCCTGCAGGTTTTGGCGACTAAAGCCCATCCTATCTACAAATTTTAAACCCTGTGATACAAACCCCTCTTGCGTTGCGGTACCATCTTGCAGATAGCCTTGTACTGGGCTAGACTCAGCGGCTTTATTCAATTGGTCTACGATAGACATTTTTAGCTTGTATATAGCTGCCCATATCGTAAATGCGCCCACTAAGCCATCTTGATTATTTTGTAAATGAGTATCTATCTTAGCCCGCATTGCGTCTGTCATTGGTCTAGTATCAACGTATGACATAAACCCCTGCAGTAAATTGTTTAGATCACCTGACACTATTTTCTTATTAAGATAAGTAGTAAATAGTTGATTAAACGTATTTCTTGCTTGCGGCGCAGTATTCATCAGTTGATTAACTGCATCTCCATATTGAGAAATCGCATTTTTAACACCAGCTACTAGTGACGTATCTAGTTTTAACGCCGGCGTATTTGGCATTTTACTGGGTACAATAGCTACATTGGAATTATTCTTTAACTTGCCAATATTCCCATTCAATGGCACTGCGAGGTCTGTGCTAGGTGCATCTGGTGCTATATATTGATGAACTGCAATACCAGCTTGCTTTCCAGCCATTAGCTTTCCAACAACACTCTTTGGATCCACAGTGTATGTTATCCCATTTGGGTTTGCTTTGAATGTGTATAGTCCATTCGCTTCAGTTAGTGGGTTACTAAACAGCAAGTCACCCCAATAGTACCCAGAGGCGCCGGCTGATGCTTTTTCTAGCCCGAGCCATATCTCAGCTATCAATCTGTGTAAATCGGAACGATCTACACCTCGGGCTAGGTCGTATTCTCTAAATTGCTTTGAGCTGAATATTCGTCTGCCAGTACCGTCTTTCTTATTGAACATATGTTTGTCCATAATACTAAACTTACCATCACTGCCACGACCAAAGATGAGCGCAGGGTAGCCGTCCCATTTAATTGTTACCGTCTTGGGGTTAGTAACTGTTTGTTGAATCGCGGTTAATGCCCTAGTAGCACCTGTAATATCACCTAGAAATACCAAGTCTTCAGGATGGTCTAAGTGCCCTTTGTCCTCAACAAGAGGAGGGGTATTAATAGTGTCAATTTTCTTTTTGAGTGATGCTAAGGATGCAGCTAAATTCATTTTGGAGTAATCCTACGACTAGATTCCGCTGTTACAGCAGCCTGCTTTGGTACCAATTTTTTAGATTTCTGCGCAGGATTTACGAATGCAGTAGGATGTTGAAGATGGTTGATCAACTGTTTCTTTGCTCCAGGATCCAACTTATCAACTAATGGTAATAGTTGTGCTAACTGCGATAATCCACTAGCAGTCTGTTGAGTAGCTGTAGCAGCCGGAGTAGTTGCCGCACCCGTCATACCCTTTATAAAGGCCTGCCCTGCGCTCTGCGGCGCCGCTGCAGCGGGTGGTGTCGATGCCCCTCCACCAATTTTATTACTATGACTTAATGCGTATGCCGTATTAGCCAGTGTTGTGAGAGCCGCTTTACCTTTATCACTAGACCAAGTAGTTTGCACATTGTTAATCATTTTATTAACTTCTGCATAAATTCTCGGATCAGAAAGGTTTATACCCTTCAAGTATTGTTTAACCCACCGCTGTAAGTAAGAAGATATGCTTTCTGCTTCTTCATTTAACATTCCCTCAAACACACGGTTCAACTGATTATAAGTTGATTCGCGAAAATTTCTTCTTGGATTGACCAAGCCGGCGCGCTCTGGCTTCCGATCGATGGCATTGGATTGTACCGCTGGACGAGAATTTTTATGAGTAGCAACTGCTGCATCAGCCTCATCATCAGCAGCAGCCGCTGCACTTGCTTTTGGAAAGGTCTGTGCATAGCTTTTGCTAGCTGCAGGTGCCGCAGGTGTCGCCGGTGGCTTTGGCGCACCTATCGATGTTGCAGCCATATTACCTCTTGCTGCGGCACCTGCCGCAGCTTGTTTCTGTGCTCTTATTTCAGCAGGTGTCTGCGGTGCGCCGGAGGCTGTAGTGGGAGCCCCACCTAATTGTTTGCCCATCTGACCAAACGCAGCAGCACCGGGATTTACAGGAGGCGCAGCACTACCACCACCTAATTGTTTGCCCATCTGACCAAACGCAGCAGCGCCCGGGCTAGTCTTAGGAGTGGTTGCGCTAGGGCCTTTCGCAGCGCCGATCACCGGTGGATTCACTGGCCCTACAATCTGTGATCTAGAGTTAGGATCTACCAAGTTTCCTTTGATAGCACTGTTTATCGCAGATGTTGCCCTTCCCACAAAATCTCTACTAAAGATATTTTGTGCCATTTTATCTTTAGTAGACATCCCTCCACCTGACAGGGCGGCGGTGGCATAATCCCCTATTAGGTCGGATAACGCTTCAGATAATTTATCCGGGCGATTGACTTCATTCAACTTCATAATTTTTTCCTTATAGATTTTGAAAATCTAGCTTGATCTCTACCTTTAATGGCACTGATGAGTTTTCTTTCTAGAACTTCCGAAGTACCACTATCATAATGTCGATTAATTAGTTCGATCAAGTTAATCGCACTAGTAATTATGTTGTGGGCACGGCTTTCAATGATGTGTGACACATCACGGTTATTACCGATTGCTTCTAATTCTTCTAAAAGGCTGCGAGTTTGCTTTTGCATACGATTATCCTAATAGTATTTATGCTATTTGAGATAATTATTTCTTTAATGAATTTAACAACAATTTCAATTTAGAGCCCTGCACATCCGCCACTACACGCTTGGTATCAGCCTCTACCACATCGTGTACTGCATCATTCACTGTAGAGACAGGTTTCAATCTATTCATAATGTCACTGGGGCTATTTGCAGGCTTAAAGCTATTAGGACCGTCAATCTCAGGGTCAGTAATTCTAAGAGTTTCTACATTAAATTCTAATTCTATCTTTTGCCCCACTCCCGAACTTGAACGAGTTTTCATTAGTTGAAGTTGATACTGCCCACGCTCTCGCATACTACGACTAGTAAAAATACCAAACACATTGTCCGCTGTATTAATCTTTGAAATACCACCCGAGATGTGACTGTGATCGAATTCAATTTCTTCAACCGCAGACCTATTTAACTGTGAAGCGGTTACGTATAGGATATTCAGTTCCTTTGCCAAGTTACGCATTTCTTCAGCTACATACTTGTCTTTGATGAACAGATTTTCAGGGGACACTTTAGCACTAACCGGCATCAACAAGTCAATGTAATCTACACATAAAAAGTCAACTTTCATCCCGGTTTGAACCTGTAATTCCTTACAATACGCTCTAATGTCATTGATGTTGCTTTGTGCTGGCATATACTTAATACGCAACTTGCCAGACTTTTTGGCCATTATCTTTACCTTCATCTCAACATTGTCCAATTCTTTGAAAATATCTCTGCTACTAGTTGCGGTCATCATTGAATCAATTCGCATACTACACAGCCCCTCACTTAGTTCTAATGTAATGTATGCTCCATTCAACCCTGCGTTTGACCAATTAACTGCTAGATTTTGTAGGAATAAGCTTTTACCTGAACCTGACCCGCCGGCAAATATTTGTAGTTCACCTCGATTAAACCCTCCGTACAATGCTTTATCCATTGTTGCCCAACCGGTGCTGTTCTGTCCATTATTAGATTTCAACGCTAGCAGTCTAGCTCTAGGATCTGCAAAATAGTCCAGCCCCATATCCTTTTGCAAGCTAATCTGCACCGCATCTTTAATCAACTTTTCAACTGGTTCATACTCACCCTTTTCAAGCAAGTCTGCACTTTTCAGAATAGCGCGTTCAAGTTCCTGTCGCTTGGTAAAGGATTCAAACTCATCAAGAAACCATTCTGAATGACCATCCACTAATTCAGGAATAGGTTCCACTTCTACATTAGTAATCGCTTTAACCTGTGTAGAATCAGGTAACACATTGTATTTTGCGCAATGTTCTTTAAACAATTCTGCGACCGGACGCAATGTTCGATCAAAGTTATCGGGATTGAAAATATTAGTAACCCGAACATACAACTCAGCATTGGTTATCATCATCTGTAAAAACAATGTTTGAACCTCAATGGTATATTCCATTTGCTTGCGTTTTTCTTGCTTTGTCAATTTTATTCCTTTTAAAGTTTCTATCGGGTGATTAATTTTTTTACGTGCTTTTTTCTAAGCTCGACTTTAATTCGGCTGGTAGTAGCAGTTTGCAATATACTTAACAATGTTGGTAGCCTGCCATAACGACAAACGGCATCATTTACATCTTTTACGTGGGCTGACCAATTGGGAATACTTACGCTGTATCCCAATTCTAACGCTCGGTCACACGTTTCTAATCCTGTTTTATCCCTATCCGGAACAAAAATAATTCTTCTATTTAATTGTGCTAATAATACAGCTTGTTCGGGATTAATGGTGTTGTGTGTTAATGCACACGCATTCAAACTTAGTGCATCAAAAATTCCCTCTACTAAAATACATACTTCCCATTCTGGCTTTTGGAAATCAATACCAAACACATATCCCGGTTGTTGCTCATTGATATATTTAGGTATCTTGTTATCTAAATACCTGCTAGTATGCCCTACTATTTTATTTTGATAGGTATACGGAATGACTATCCTATTGGCATTTCTTCCTGGGTCAGATGGGGTAACTAGAAACGGATAATCATCAGGATTTATAGACCGTTTCTGCAAATACGAAACATACTTGCTGTGTTCTGGATTAATTGTATCCAACACCTCACCAGGGGGCAATGGATGATCTTTAAATTTAGTTTTTGAGTTGGTCTTTTTAATGTTAACATACGAGAGCAAATCTTTATGTTGTAAGCTCTCCAAGCTCCAACGTTGTATCTGATCTTGATCGATTCCACACCAAGTAAGAAACTGCTTGGTATTTATGGTTATACTTTTTCCCAAAGTAAATCCACATTTGAATCCACAGTTAAAACAATGCATTGAAAAATTAGTACCGTTTATCTTAACACCACCGCGGCTGCGACGATCAGGACTATGACCTTTGTGGATACAACACACTGCGTTGAAGGATGTCCAGCCCGAACCAGTGACTTTTTTCTTACCCGGGATGATGGAAAGTATATCGAACATTACTATGCTAGTATAGCATAATTTAAGTTGAAAATCAAGCGTCTAGGGTTATTTACCTGGCTAAAA